CTTCGTCTTTTACCCGGAGGGATATTTCGAGATGGGTTTTAGCCTACACAGCCAGGTTCTCCTCCGCTCATGCCGGTCTTTTATGCTCCTTTCACCGGCGGCTGTGTAGGTTAAAACTCGTCTCGAAAGCAATTGAATAGGAGCACACGTGACTAAAAAGCGGGGCAAACCCCCGAGTACACCAGAAGAAGCCGAGCGATTAGCCATCTCAGCCGCGATGGATCTTGCCGCCCAGCAGATTCTGGACGGTACAGCGTCCAATAGTGTGATTCTACACTTCCTAAAGCTGGGTTCGAGTCGCGAAAAGCTCGAACAGGCTCGCATCGAGTCGGACACTAAGCTCGCACAAGCTAAAGTGGCCGCTTTGGAGTCAGCCGCAAGGACTGAGGAGCTCGTTTCGGAGGCTCTCGACGCCTTCCGACTATATTCGGGTGATTCAGATGCGCAGCTATGAGGAGATGGCCCGGTTCGACACCTTCGAAGAGCGTCTGGAATACCTTTCACTCAAAGGAGAGTTCTTCGAACCGACGTTCGGAGGGCATAGATGGCTGAATCAGGATTTCTACCAGTCCGAGGTCTGGCGAAAGGCCCGAAACGAGGCTATCGCGCGAGATCTTGGATGTGATCTAGGCCTTGAAGGGCATGAGATCTATGACCAGATCCTAGTTCACCACATAAACCCTCTAACGCCGCGGCAATGTGAGGACGCAGACCCATGTATGTGGGATCTGAATAATCTTGTCTGTGTATCGAGGGACACTCACAACAGTATTCACTACGGAACCGAACCCCTAGCTCTGGTTGACTTCGATCCAAGGAGACCTGGCGACACAACATTATGGGGAGGAGGCTCCCGTGACTATTCTACAAGAAACGAAACGCTATCTCAACGTCGAACCCGAGGATACGGACTTCGACCTTGAGATCACAGATGCAATCGAGAACGCGCTTGCTTCAGCAGTGCAACTGACTGAAGATTCGACGATTCCTCAAAATGCGTCAGACCACTATCCAACAACTGTACTCGGCAGGATGCTTCGACAGTACGTCAACTACTCAGTTAGGCTGGCCTTCGACCCGCCGCAGACGTCCTTCGCCATCAATGCCATCGAGCGTTTAAGGAGTGAAGTTGAATGGCGACTCACGATCCAAAGGAACTAGCACATTATGGTGTGCTGGGCATGAAGTGGGGTGTCCGTAAGGAACCTGAGCGAGGCACCGGTAGCGCTGTTAAGACTTCTGATGAGAAGAAGCAGATCGTCGCTGACCGAGCAGCTACCGAACAGGCCAAGAAGGCTGCTAAGGACGCCGAACGAGCCGCCAAGAAGGCCGCCAGTGGCGGTAAGAAGTCTGGCGGGGGCGGAAAGAAGGGCGGTGGAGGCGGTAAAAAGTCTTCTGGTGACCGATCCGCTGAACGTGCCCAGAAGAAGGCGGAAGCCGCTCGCAAGAAACTTGAGCGTCAGAAGCTCAGCGAAGCCCGAAAAGCAGAACGTGCCGAGAACAAGCGGAAGCGAGATCTCGAACGCGCAGCCAAGAAGGCTGAGGCCAATAAGAAGAAGGCCGAACGCGAAGCTGAGAAGAAGCGCAAAGAGCAAGAACGGATCGAGAAGAAGAACCAGATTCCTCGCGGCGGTCTCACGCGAGAACAGCGTAACGCCAAGCCGCGAAACCTGACGACCACTGACCTCATCGAACAGAACAAGCGACTTCAGCTCGAGAAGACCAATTCCGAGCTGAAGGCTAAGCTCGCTGAGTACGAGAAGGCTAACAGGTCGCAGTTTGCCAAAATGGCAGACACTTTCGTGAGTGAGGCTGGTAACACTCTCACTAAGTATGCGGCGAAGAAGGCCACGGACCTTCTGATCGGTGCTGTCGACTCGAAGCTCTCGGTCGGGAACATCAAGGACCTGGCTAGCGAGGCGGATCGAGCTACTGGTCTTTCCGACATCATCAAGAAGAAAGACAAGAAGTGACGCTGTCGAATACGGCGACACCGAAATACTACGGCATGTTCCGAGACAAAGTGCTCGCTGGAGAAATTCCAGTCTCTCGGACAATTGAGATGGAGATGAACCGTATCGATAGCCTTATCTCGAACCCGAGATACTACTACGACGATACAGCCATTGAGGGCTTCATCGCATTCTGTAACAATGAGATGACACTTACCGATGGCACCGATCTCGTCCTGCTTGATAGCTTCAAGCTATGGGCAGAAAGCCTTCTGTCGTGGTTCTACTTCGAAAGGGTTACTAAATTCGTGCCTGACGAGCATGGGCACGGAGGTCGATACGTGCAGATCGATGAGAAACGTAGGCTGGTGAACAAGCAGTACCTCATTGTCGCACGAGGCGCTGCTAAGTCCATGTATATGGCGTTCATTCATGCCTACTTTCTCACGATCGACACTGCTACCACTCATCAGGTAGCCACGGCGCCGACGATGCCACAGGCTGAGGAGACGCTCAGCCCGTTCAAGACTGCGATTACCAGATCGAGAGGCCCCCTGTTCAAGTTTCTTACCGCCGGCAGCGTTCATTCCACGACTGGTGGGAACCGGAACAAGGCTTTGCTGACACCAACGAAGCGAGGGATCGAGAACTTCTCTACTCGATCGCTTCTTGAGGTTCGACCCATGAATGTCGACAAACTTCAGGGGCTCCGAACCAAGGTGAACACGGTCGACGAATGGCTCTCCGGTGACGTCAGGCAGGACGTGATCTCAGCATTGGAGCAAGGTGCATCTAAACTCAACGACTGGGTGATCCTAGCCGTGAGTTCAGAAGGCACTGTGCGAAACGGCGTCGGTGATTCTATCAAAATGGAATTACTTTCTATCCTCAAGGGTGACTACTATGACCCCCACACATCTATCTGGTATTACAGGTTGGACGATGTGCAGGAAGTAGCGGATCCCAACATGTGGGTGAAGGCGCAGCCGAACCTTGGTAAGACCGTATCGTATGATACATACCAGCGAGACGTTGCCAGAGCTGAAAACGTGCCGTCAGCTCGCAACGACATCCTCGCGAAGAGGTTTGGTATTCCGATGGAGGGATACACGTACTTCTTCACATATGAAGAAACTATCCCTCACCATCAGCGCGAGTACTGGCAAATGCCCTGTGCTCTAGGAGCCGACCTATCACAAGGCGACGACTTCTGCGCCTTTACCTTCCTGTTCCCGCTGGGGGATGGGACATTCGGGGTAAAGACTCGCGCATACATCACCACTCGAACTTTCGACAAATTGCCGGCAGCTGGGCGTGTCAAGTACGAATCTTTCGTTCGAGAAGGTTCCCTCCAAGTAATGGATGGAACTATTCTCGACATGATCAGCGTATATGAGGATCTGGACAATTACATTCTCCGATCTGAGTATGACGTTAGAGCATTCGGCTACGACCCCTACAATGCTAGGGAGTTCGTCGAGAGGTGGGCGACCGAGAACGGTCCCTATGGGATCCACAAGGTCATCCAGGGTGCGAGAACTGAGTCCGTTCCGCTGGGCGAACTCAAGAAACTGTCTTCGGATAGGCATCTACTCTTCGACCAAGAGCTCATGTCATGGGCGATGGGTAACACCATCACCATCGAGGACACCAACGGCAACCGTAAGATTCTCAAAAAGCGAATGGACTTGAAGATCGACAGCGTCGCAGCACTGATGGACGCTTGGGTTGCCTATAAAAACCAATTGGATGATTTCGCGTAGGAAGAAAGGAGGTCATATGGGTATCCGATCACGGTTGAACAATGCGTGGAATGTCTTCCTGAACAAAGACCGCACTCCGCCTCGATATACAACCAGCGACTACCGGCCGCGATATCGTTCGGTCGCAAGTGTCAATCTCGTCCAGACGCTATACAACAAGATCGCACTCGATGTGTCCAACACACCAATTCGACACGTCCGAGTAGATCAAAATGGCAGATACGACAGCGAGCAACCATCCAAGCTCAATGAGTGTCTGTCGCTTATGGCGAACATTGACCAGACATCTAACAGTCTGATCTATGAACTGGTCTATACGATGCTTGAATTTGGATCGGCAGTGCTAGTCCCAGTCGACACAGACGTCAAACTCAACGAGGAAGGTTCATTCGACGTTCTTTCTCTGCGCGTGGGTCGAGTGGTAGGCTGGTATACAGACTCGGTTGACGTGGACCTCTACAACGACCGCACCGGTAACCGAGAAACCATCACGGTCTCCAAGAATTCGGTGTGCGTGGTCCATTCACCACTGTATGACGTCACCGCAACCAACGGCTCGCTGGCTCAGCGTCTTGCACGAAAATTAGATGCACTGGATGCTATCGACAACAGTGCCCTGGGTAAGAAGCTGGATCTCATCATTCAGCTACCTTACTCAGTTCGTGGAGAGCTTAGGCAGCAACAGGCTGAGTCTCGCCGAGAGGCGATCGAGTCTCAGCTTCGAAACTCTGAGATCGGCGTCGCGTACGTCGACGGAGCTGAGAAGATTACTCAGCTCAACCGTCCCGTTGAAAACAATCTTCTCGAACAGGTCAAGTACCTGACTGAGCAGTTGTATAACGCCCTCGGATTCACCGAGAGTGTGTTCAACGGAACCGCAGATGCGGAAACGAATCTGTCCTACTACAACAGGACGGTTCGACCGATCCTAGATGCCATCACCAAGACGGCAACTATGGCTTTCCTCACGCGTACTGCTCGAACTCAAGGCCAGAGGATCATCTACGTCCGTGATCCGTTCTCATCGGCATCTCTGGACTCCGTCGCAACGATGGCTCAGACCTTCATCACAAACCTCGTGATGACGCCGAATGAGATCAGATCAATCATCGGTTTGCCGCAGGCAACTGATCCCAAGGCAGATCAGCTGGCGAACCCGTACACAAGCTCCGCGAATGCGGAATCGAAGAAGGAGGTTCAAAATGGCAGTGACGACGGATCTTAACGTCGAGAATGCCGATTTCTCCGGATGGGCTACTGTCGCTGGGGTCAAGTGCAGCGATGGCCGAATCATTGCGCATGACGCTTTTGCGCAGAATGATGGAGCTGTCGTACCGCTGGTCTGGCAGCACGGTCACGGAGACGTTACAAATGTTCTCGGGCACGCGATGCTTGAGAATAAAGGCAAGGGTGTTTACGCCTACGGCTTCTTTAATGGAAGCCAGCAAGCCAATCATGCCCGTGAGCTGATTGAGCATGGGGACATCAACGCTATGTCGATCTTTGCCAACCAGCTCCAGCAGAGTGGTGCGACTGTCAAGCACGGAAACATCGTCGAGGTGTCTCTCGTTCTCCGAGGCGCCAATCCCGGCGCGACAATCGAGAATGTCACGGTGGCTCACGGTGATGAGTCCGGCTACTCTGCGATCATTCGTATCGCGGAAGACGACGCGACGCATGAAGACTTCGAGGGTGATGAGACCACCACCGAAGATGATTCCTCTCCCGAGGGGGATCGCACGATCGGTGAGATCCTTGCGACTCTCACCGATGAGCAGAAGGAGGCGGTAAACTATCTTATCGCCGCCGCCATTGACATGGAATCCGAAGAGGACTCTGACGAGGATTCCGAAGAAACCGACGAAGAGGAAGAAGAACCGCTTATGAAGCACAACATCTTCGAGGGATCCAACGACACCCCTCAGAATACACTGTCCCACTCGGACTTCGCTGCTCTTGTCGAGCGCGCGAAGACGAACCACACCACGCTCTCCGAGGAGCTGAAGCACGCGGACTACGGAATCGAGAACATTGGCTATTTGTTCCCTGATGCCAAGAGCATCACGGACGAGCCGATCACCCTCGACCGCGACCAGAGCTGGGTTTCTGTCGTCATGCAGGGTACCAAGCACTCTCCGTTCAGCCGCATCAAGTCTGTCTTCTCTGATATCAGGGACGATAAGGCGAGGGCGAAGGGCTACGCGAAGAAGGCGGCAAAAAAGACGGATGAGGTAATCAAGCTCCTCATGCGTACAACTTCTCCGACCACGATCTATAAGAAGCAGAGGTTGGACCGTGACGACATCGTCGATATCACGGACTTTAACGTCGTCGCTTGGCTGAAGAAGGAAATGGTCGGAAAGCTCAACGAGGAAATCGCGCGAGCGATCCTCCTGGGCGACGGCCGCACTGAATCGGATCCGGACAAGGTCAACGAAGAGGCCATTAGGCCAATCATTAAGGAGAACGAACTCTACGCGATCCACAAGGTTCTGGAGTCTACGACGACCGACGACACGCTCGTCGACGACATCGTCCTGGCCTCCGCGGATCTGGAAGGCAGCGGTTCGCCCACCCTGTTCATCGACAAGAAGCGCAAGGTTCAGCTGCTCCTGCAGAAGGATAAGAACGGCCGTCGTATCTACGAGACCGAGTCTTCTCTGGCTGCTGCCATGGGTGTCTCGAAGATCGTCACCGTTCCGCAGATGCGGGACTTCGAACATCAGGTCAAGGGCGTCAACACCGAACTCCTTGCCATCGTGGTCGACCTGCGCGACTACACGATCGGTTCAAATGCGGGGGCGGAACTCGGCATGGCCGAGGCCTTCGACTTGGACTTCAACCAGTTCAAGTATTTGACCGAAACCCGCCTGTCGGGTTCGCTCACCGCTCCGTACAGCGCCCTTACGATTTCCCGTAAGAAGGCGTGATACAATGGCAAAGTTTAGCGGCAAGCTAGGCTTTGTGCACAGTGTTGAGACGGATGAAGGTGTTTACCTCGACCAGCGAGAAGAGAAACCGGTTAAGGGATTCCTACGCAGGGTCACAAACCGGAACAACAACTCACAGACGGTAAACACCGACATCCGTCTCTCCAACGAGATCAGCGTCATCGCAACCCCCTGGCTGCACAACAACCTAATGGACCTTAAGTATGTTGTATGGAAAGGTTCAAAATGGCAGGTGCAGTCTGTCGTTGTCGATCCGCCACGAGTCACGATCTACCTAGGAGGCCCTTATGCGCACGTATAAAGACCTCCTACACCTTCTCAGGAAGGCCGTAGCCCACAATCGGGTTTACTTCCAGCCCCCTGAGAACCTCCGGATGGATTATCCTGCCGTGATCTTCCATCTATCCCGCAACAAAACGACGCACGCGTCTGATGGACGGTTCAAGGACAACCAAGAGTATAGCGTTACTCTCATTACCGAGGATCCTCAGCCAGACGCGCTCGACGCGATTTTAGACATACCTTACTCTACGTTGGAGACGACGTATGTGTCTAACGGTATGAACCATTTCGTCTTCACAATCTATCTCTAACTAAGGAGAGAACCATGGCAGCAATCGTTTGGGATGCCGAAGGAGCGCACGTCTATCAGACGGGTGTCTCTAAGGGTGTTCTATACCCCTTTGACCTCACCCAAAACCGCTACGGCAACGGTGTTGCTTGGAACGGTCTGAAGACTGTTTCCGAGAGCCCGGAAGGTGCTGAATCGTCGGATATTTATGCCGACAATATCAAGTACCTTTCGCTGATTTCCGCCGAGAGCCTCAAGTTTACAATTGAGGCTTATACGTTCCCGGACGAGTTCGCAGTGTGCGATGGCACCGCGTCGCTCGTCCCTGGTGCAAACATCGGCCAGCAGCCTCGTGTCCGCTTCGGTTTCTCGTACGTTACGAAGATCGGTAACGACACCAAGGGCGATCAGCTGGGTGAGCTCCTGCACATTATCTACGGTGCTATGGCGGCCCCGTCTGAAAAGGCGTACAACACCATCTCGGACTCCCCTGAAGCTATCTCCTTCAGCTGGGAGTGCTCGACCACCCCCGTGAATGTCACGGGATTCCAGCCCACCTCTCTGATCACGCTGGACAGCACCAAGATCGAGAAGGCCAAGTTCAAGCGGGTGACTGACAAGCTGTATGGCGTCTCCGGACAGCCGACGCTTGTTATGCCTGACGAGATTAAGACGCTTCTGACCACGCCGTGATCTCGCTAGAGCTTGAACTCCCGGGGGAGGAGCGATTCGATGAGGCTACGTCCACATTCGTGTCGATGCCTCCATGCACACTAAAGCTAACACACTCGTTGCGAGCGGTGAGTGAATGGGAATCGATCTACAAACGATCATTCCTAGACAACCCTCCTAACACTCCCGAAGAAACCTTGTGTTACATTCAGTGCATGTCGGAGACACCCCTCCCCCGGGACTTCTCGCGTCGACTTGATCGTTCCATTCAAGTCAAAATAGCAGAGTACATCTCCGACTCCGCATCAGCCACCCACCTACTCGATCGACCTTCGGCGGGGGGACCCCGTGATTCCATGACCAGCGAATTGATTTACTGGTACATGTCGCAGTTCAACATCCCTTATGACTGTGAGAACTGGAATCTGAATAGGTTGCTCGCACTAATCAAGCTCAGTGCCGCTAAACAGGGGGGCGGGAAAATCGATCCACGAGCTTCAGCGGCCCAACGAGCAGCCCTCAACCAAGCCAGACGGGCCCGATACAATTCGAAAGGATAATCCATGGATTACCGCAACCTTATTGCGGACAAGCAATACTTCATCTCCAATTCCCACACTGATGGCCGTGAGGGTCACGACATCGACTTCTTCGTCCTCCACCACAATGCGGGTGTCCGACAGTCTACCGAGGAAGTCGGCAACTTCTGGGAAGGGTCGGGAACATCCGCCCATTACCAGGTTGAGGCTGATGGCACTGTCGGTCAGCTCGTCCACGACCGAGACACCGCATACCATGCAGGCGACTGGAATACCAACCTGCGCTCGATTGGCATTGAACACGCCAATATCACGGGACCCAATGCAGACGTTCCTTGGGACATCTCGGACGCAACGATCGAGTATGGCGGAAAGCTCCTCGGTGCTCTCTGCTACGGATATGACGTTGGCGAGCCTGAATGGGGCGTCAATGTGTTCCCCCACTCGCGATTCTCCTCGACGGCATGTCCGTTCCAGCTCCGCGATCGTTACATCGACACCTACATGGCCTGGGCCAAACAGATGTACAATCATCTCGCCGGCAATGCGGTCGATCCGGTTGCTCCTCCGTCGCCCGCACCCCGTCAGACCGTGACCTACGCAGATCTTCGTGAAGAACTCGCGACGATCCTCCACGGCACTTCGGACCCGGCAGACCTCAACCGCCGTGCTCTGGCGCTGATCAGTGCGTCGAACTGGGGTGGCAACAACTTCCCGTTCGACGTTGACTTCGCTCAGCAGGTCGTTGGTACGGATGTCGATGGCATCTGGGGCGATAACTCCGAGGCAGCTCACGATGATACAGTCGCCAAGATTCAGCAGCTACTGCATGTCGAGGTTGACGGCATCGTTGGTCCCGATACCACAAACGCACTCACCCGAGTGATCAACAACTGACCGAAAGGAGGACCGCCATGATCGAGATGAGCTTCAAGGGTGACTTTGAAACTTCAAAATGGTTGCAAAGAGTCAAGGATGAGAAGCTTCGCAGCGTCCTTAGCTCTGCAGGCTCTCGAGGTCTGGCGGCCCTCCAGAAGGCTACCCCCGTGGGTACCGGCAAAACAGCCGACTCATGGAATTACAAAACGGTGCATACCCAGCGAGGTATTAAAATCGTCTGGTATAACACCAACGTTAACAACGGTGTTCCGATCGCCATCATCCTTCAGTATGGCCACGGAACCCGACAGGGAGGGTATGTCCAGGGACAGGACTACATCAACCCCGCTATGAAGCCGATCTTTAACGAGATCGATGAGATGGTGAGAAAGGCGCTAGCGTAATGGCGAAGAGCATTGAGAACAAAGTTGTCAGTCTTGAACTCGACGACTCTAAGTTCACTTCCCGAATTGATGGCGTTCTCAAGAACACCGAAAAGCTCAAGACGGGGATGAACTTCAAGGCCGCAACTACAGGTCTTGATGGTATCACTCCGGCGGCTCAAAACGCGGCTAAGGGTGTAGATTCGCTGACAAATAGCGTTAAAAACATCAACACCACAGTCAAGAACGGCTCTAGCGCTGCTGCTTCGGCTACCGCGAATGTTGGAGCTGTCGCTAAACAGACTGAGACCAAGTTCGACATCCTTGGTAACGCAGCCGCAGTGGCCCTGGGCAGCATCGCCTCAAAGGCTATTGTGGCTGGTAGCACAGTCCTTGGCTCGTTTACCTTTGGCCCAATCCTGGATGGTTTCCGGGAGTACGAGAATCAGCTGAACGCCGTTCAGACCATTCAGGCCAACACATTCTCTAAGGGCGAAACGGTCTCGACCATTAACGCAGCCCTTGACGAGCTAAACCAATATGCAGACCGAACAATTTACTCCTTCTCTGAGATGACTAAGAACATCGGCATGTTCACATCTGCCGGTGTTGGTCTGAAGGAATCGGTCGCCTCTATCAAGGGCTTGTCGAACGTCGCAGCTATGTCTGGTGCCTCCTCGGCTCAGGCGGCTACCGCGATGTACCAGCTTTCACAGGCGCTCTCGACGGGCGTAGTCAAGCTTCAAGACTGGAATAGTATCGTGAACGCCGGCATGGGCGGCGAGCAGTTCCAGGAGTCTTTGAAGCGAACCGCCAGAACGTACGGCGTGGCTGTCGACGACATGATCGAGGAAGCCGGCTCCTTCAGGAACTCGTTGAAGGAAGGCTGGCTCACCTCTGAGATCATGATCGAGACGCTGGCTCAGTATACGGGTGATCTGTCTCGTGAGCAGCTCCTGAACGCCGGCTACACCGAAGAACAAGCCGACGCTATCATGCAGCTGGCTGACACTGCGAACGATGCCGCTACGAAGGTCAAGACTTTCTCACAGCTGATGGATACCGTTGCCGAGTCTGTTGGCTCGGGTTGGGCGTCCCTGTTCCGAACGTTCTTCGGCGACTTCGAACGCGCCCGCACTTTGTGGACCGGAGTCAGCGACGTCATCAACGGCGGCGTGGGTACGTTCTTCGATGTGCTCCAGGGTATCCTGAATCGATGGGACGAGCTTGGTGGGTGGTACGACTGGTGGTATGGTCTCGGAGAGCTGTGGACCGCCATCTCCAAGCCGCTTGCCTACATCGGTACCGAGGTATCAAAGGTCCTCACTGGCGATGCCGGTAAGGCCCTGGCCGACTTCTCGAAGTTCTTCCATGATCAGATCGCCAGCTGGCTCGTCATGACCAACAGCATGGCTTTCGATCTCGGCAAGACCTTCAAAATGGTAGCACAGATCGTCTGGCCGGTCATCAAGGCTCTGGTCGGTCTCGGCGCTGCCATTGGTCAAGTTGTCGTGGCCGCCGTCAAGATCGGTCTGATCCTCGTTGGTGCGCTTCTTAAGCCGGTTCTACAGATTGGCTCCAAGATCTCCGAGATCGTCGACGTCTTCGCCAAGTGGTTTAGCGAGATGTTTGGCGGTCTGGATCCGCTTGGCGCTCTTTCCAAGGGACTCGACACGCTGGTGGGCTGGGTGCAAGTTCTTGCCGACTGGTTTACCCAGCTGACGAGCCTCGCGATCTACCCCTTCTTCAATGGTATCCGAGTAGTCATCGAGGCTGTTCTCCCAGTGATCGGAGAATTCTTCGGAGTCCTCAAGGACGCCGTCAAGAGTGTCTTCGGACCGGTGGGTGATGCGCTCAAGGGTCTCGGCGGGTCCTTCAAGGACTTCGTGAATGACTCGTCTTCTCCGTTTGGTTTTCTCACCGATGTGGTGACCAAGTGGGGTATCAACTTCTTCCAGACAATGGACGGGATCGCTAAGGAAATTGGTCCAAAGTGGTCCGCCAACGTTAAGAAGTTCGGAGAAGCCATCAAGCCGATCTCCGAGGCTATTGGTAAGGGTCTCGGCGGGGCTACCAAGGCAGTTGTTAAGAGTCTCAGCGGTTTCTGGGCGAATGCAAAGCCCGGGCTTCTGAACGCTTTCCACGCTTCCGTCAAAATGGTAGCAGATTCGTTCAAGGCTCTCGGAGACGGAATCCACAAGGCTGGCGACATCCTTGGCAAGTTCTTCGCTCCACAGATCGAAGCTGTCAAGACGTTCGGCAAGACACTCGGAGACAGCTTCAAGAAGATCGGCGATGGCCTGAGCTTCGGCGATAGCTTCTCCGGCCTATCTGACGGCTTCCGGACCATGCTGAATTCGTTCGGCCCTCTGGGTCAACTCATCAACATGGTGATCGACGCATTCGGCAAGCTCGGTAAGGTCCTATCAGACCTCGGGGGCAAGATCTTCGGAGATGCAGCTAATTCGGGAGGTGCACTCAACAAGGTATTCGGCAGCTTCGGCAGCACCGTGAAGAGTGCTTTCGACTCGTTCGGTGCTCTTGGTGGTGTCTTGGTCACCCTGACCACGGCTTTCACAAATGTAGCGTCAGCTATTGGGAACGTACTCGGTCAGCTGGTGAGTGGTCTGACGTCTGGAACCGCCGCGATTAAAGACTTCGCGGCCAACTCAGAGGCGTTTAATTCGTTCAAGAACAACATCGGTAAAGCCCTCGGTAACGCCGGCAAGATGATCCAGGATTTCTGGAAAGGTCTTGGTGGAAGTCTGCAGAACATGTCCATGACCGACCTGTTTAGTGGCCTTCTACTCGGTGGAGGACTTGGCATGGCGTTCAAGACTCTCCAGAACATGCTTGGTAGCGTCCAAAGCCTCACCGATAGCGCTAACGGACTCATGGGGAAGATCAGCGGTGTATTTGGAGAGCTTAAAACCTCTCTCAGTACACTGACCGAAGCAGTCAAGGCTAAGTCACTCCGTGACATCGCCGTCTCGATTGCAATTCTGGTCGGCGCGCTGTTCATCCTGGCGATGCTACCCACCGATAGGATCATTAGTGGCGCCGTAGCCATCGGCGTTCTTGCTAAGATTCTCATGGTGGCCATGGATCACCTGTTCTCCATCAAGGTGAATCTCAAGAAATTGGGAATCATCTTTGGTGCTCTTTTCCTGTTGTCTAATGCGCTTCTAGTGATGGCGATCGCGGTTGCTATCCTGGGATCCATGGACATCAAGTCTCTTGGGCAGGGTCTCATTGCTATCGGTCTCCTTGTCGGAGGTATGTCCATGGTGGCTAAGCAGCTCGCCGCGGATGAGAAGAAGATGGTCTCCGGCATCGCGTCGCTGATGGCACTAGCCGTGGCCATCAACCTGCTGGTGGCTCCGATCGTGCTTCTCGGCCTACTCCCAATCGGGGTTCTGTTCCAAGGCATGATCGCAGTCGGCCTTCTGATGGCAGCGTTCGCAGGTTTCGTCAAAATGATAGACGAAAACAAGAATTCCTTCGCTCAGATGGCAGGCACCGTGCTCGTGTTGAACCAGCTCACTGGGGCTATTGTGGTCCTGGCAGGTATCGTGGCCCTTTTCGGCGGTATGTCAACGAAATCCCTGGCTCAAGGTATCGTTGGAATGGCCGCAGTGATGATTTTGCTGGTGTCTTGTGCAAACGGCATCCAGGTGGAATCTCTCACTGGCGTATACAGCTTGATTGTCTTGACTGGGGCTATGCTTGTCGCAGCTACAGCCATTGCGATCATCGCTGCTATGCCGTGGGCTAGCTTCTTCGCGGGTGTAGTCAGGCTGGGGGTCGTGATTGCGGGTCTCATCTTTGCTGCGAAACAAGCCGAGGTGAACACAACCGGTATCGCCGAGCTCGCAATGCTCGCTGGGGTGTGTATACTCCTGGCGGGGGCTCTTTCCCTCCTCGGAGGACTGAGTCTTCAGGAGATCGGTAAGTCGCTAATTGCGCTTGCTGGCGGTCTGTTTATCCTGCTTGCCGCAGCCGCAGTCGCACAGTTTGTATCCCCGGGACTGGTAGCCCTCGGTTTTGCTATCGAGACTGTCAGTATCGCCGTGATTGGGATTATCGCCAGTATCGCATTTCTGGTGATGATGTTCACAGCGTTCATCGCTGTGGTCTCCTTGGCCGGCCCCGCAATCGGGGCGGGTATCGTGGCGATTGCTTCTGGTATCGCAGCCGGTGCGACAATCATCGCTGCTGCAGCTCCTGCTATTGAGGCAGCTCTGATTGGTGTTGCCAACGCGGTCAAAAATGCAGCTCCTGCTATGGGAGATGCGCTCACAGAAATCGTGAAGGCACTTGGTCCCGCCCTCGTCGAGTTGATTGCATGGTTGGGAGTGGCGCTTAAGCAGCTTGCCGCGTCCCTCATCGAAAACATTGAGGAAAACGGACCTCCGATGATCGAGGCCATGCTTAACCTCTTGACGACATTCCTGGAGCAACTGGCTGAGAACATGCCGACCATCATGGAGAGTCTGGGTACCATCTTGCAGGAGTACCTTGATGGAGTGGACGAGCTGCTACCGGTTGTTCTCGAACATCTCGAGACGTGGATCAATGCACTTCTCGACTTCTTGCTGACGATGGTTCCTGACTTCGTGTCCTTTGCTATCGAGCTGGTTACGGCAATTGTTAATACGCTTGCGGATAACGTTGCCCCACTCATCCAGGCTGGCGTTAACCTCATCACGGCTCTGCTTAACGGCATTGCAAGTGGCTCAGTTGCGATCATTGATGCGGCATTTAATGCTCTTATCACATTTATCAACGGCTTCTCGGATGCAATTGATAAACGTGGTCCCGAGCTAAAGGCAGCCGTAAGTAAACTGGTGACGTCGATCAAGAACTTCATCTTCGGAGATATCACCAATGTCGCAACCTCGATCGGTACTAAGGCCGCGTCCATCGGTACGAACATCATCGATGGTATCAAGAAAGGCATTAATAATGCGAAGAACAAGGTCATCGATACGATGAAGAACATCGCGAATTCAGCCATCGATACGGTGAAGTCCTACCTCGGCATTAAATCTCCTTCTAGGAAGTTCGCCGAAGTGGGTAAGTTCATGATACTGGGCCTTGATAAGGGTCTCGGTGATCATGAGGACATGATCTACGACGATCTCAAGGATATTTCCAACAAGATCGTCGATGCCATGGACCTCAACATGGACTACGACCCCGTGATCAAGCCGACAGTGGATACATCTGAGATCCAGAATCTCAAGGACATTGACCTGAACGGCGTTAACGCGTCAATGGTCAGCGTTTCAGCTCAAAATGGTAGTCCAATCCAGCAAGAGTTGCGCGCCCTCCGCGATGACTTGAGCAAACACCAGTCTCAGACTGTGTTCAACCAGTACAATACCTCACCAAAGGCACTCGATCTGAACGATCTCTATCGTCAGACTGAGCGTCAGCTCGAACGAATGCAAAGGATCTGATCTCTATGCCCATCTCACGGATCGCAATCAAAAAGAATTGGTCTGACCAAGGCCTAGTTCTTGATTTGAACGTCATTCAAAAGGGATGGGTATCCCAGGTCCTTGGGGGTACGTTCGGTAACACCAATTCATATAGCTTCACCGATGGAGTTCTTACGGCCGTTGAATCAGCAACCATTGATATCAACGTTCGTATGACTCCAGCTATGGTGCTCACCGAGCGTACCCCCGAAGAGGTGCTGAATTTCTTGGGCGGAGGAAACCCTGAGTTCGTCGTCGAGATCACCGACGATGATTTTCCTAGGTTGACTATCGATAATATCCCAAAGAACGGAGTCTATACCTCAACCCTCGTCGAATTATCGTCCGGGTCTGTGTGGTCTCAAAAGTGTGTTGTGCGAGACATCAAATACAATTACTCAGAGGCCCCGGCAACCATTGAGTTCACCATCAGCACGCTAAAACCATATTTAGAGGGAGCTAAACTGGATTTCTACCTCGGACTTCAGAATACGCCTTTCAACGATAGCTATAGGGATCTCGAAGCCATAACCAATAAACTTAATGCACTCAATGCTCGTGTCGACATAAAAGATATGATCATGGCTATCAACACCGGCAGCAAAGATTCCTATGTTGACATTATCGAATCTAATATTCCATACTTCGCCCATGCAGTGTATGGTGGAGGAACTACCGGTGGTGAAGTACGTATCCAAACACTGTCTGATGATCGAAAGTCAATTACGTTTGGAGGGAGTCTTAATAGGCCGGCTTCGTATGGCTATGTATCGGAAGCATACCCAAGAATTTTGCCGAGTAGCCTTTTGAGTTTTATCATCAACAGGTCGTCTCGCACCCATAAGATTTCCACCAGCCTTGGACAGGCTCACGCGTATGTCAAGTTTTTCTTAACTAAGAGGGGGCTGTGAGTTATGCCAACAACGGTTCAACTACATCGGAAGTTTAGTAGGAACTCGTACTCATACCCGGTGTTCGACTTCCTATTGGAGCAGAAAATGAGGGATGCCTCACTCAAATTTCGCTCCACGGCGATACCCTCGCCAAGACCAGGCGACCTTATCGGCGTTCAACCATCGACAAGCCTTGGTTTTGTCGTTGAGTCGGTGAGACTCGACCATCAGGGCATAGTCGAGGTAAATTGCATCTCGGTCTGGGATACCTTAAGCGTAGAACATACCAGGGTTACTACGGTAACACTGGAGCCGTGTTCGACATGGATAGACTTAGGCGCTTGATCGAAACTATGAACGGTGACCAGAGTCGACGCCTGGACTTCAATATGTCGCTTCGAGCACCGTACATTAGTTACAATTCCGTTGAGCTAGAGCCGTCGGCGTCCATCTACGATCTAGTTTGTGACGCTATCGCGGGAAAAAACGCTGGACTGTCTTCGACTATCGAAGACCATAATGTTAGTACAAACGCAGCGTCGGTGACACTCAACATCATAAATCTGGACGAATACAATCCGGCCGTTCAAATGTACTATCTGGGTTCCGTAAAAGCATCAGTCACGCGTCAGCTTCCAGAGTCTACAACACATTGGATGATTGGCAAAACAAAGGATTCCGGCCCTAATAAGATCTCATCCAGAGGTAAGATCCGAACATGGGCCCAAGATCGCGTCTGGCTGTATGACGACCACAGCTATGACGGGGCCAATAGGAACGAATCAGGTATCGAAGGAGATCCCGAAAAGAACTGGGGGGTTATCACGGTCGGTATGAAGACCAAACCCCTAAAGACATCGGTGGTTGAAGTCGAAGAGCTAACAGATAGGGCCTTCAGAGATCTCACAGTCGGTCGAGCGGTATCGTTTAATATATTCGGCCTATATGTAACCGGGTACGTGCTGAGCCGAAAGATTAGTGGAGGTCAAATCACGACATACTCGATCAAAGTTCAACCGGATCACTTCTACGAAAAAGGGAGGGATGTGACGGCGGATTGGATGTAGGACGAATCGCTGAAATCGTCCTGCCTTTAGCGGTATCGATATTTGGTAGCACAGGTTTGTGGGCTTGGCTCCAAGCTAAGAACATCAAACACGACGCTGCAGCCGATCTACTCATCGGAGTGGCCCGCTCCCAAATTATCGCTCTCGGGCGGTTTTACATCGAGAGAGGTTACATCCTTATCGATGAATACGACGACTTGTATAACTATTTATATAAGCCGTATACGAACGCTGGAGGTAATGGACTAGCTAAGAAGGTCTTCGAAGAGGTCGAAGACCTACCAATGCTGCCGAAAGGTAGCGATGGAAGAAAGGTATAACAACGATGAAGAATCATCACTACGACGCACTCAAGAACATTGCTTTGCTGTGGATTCCCGCGCTGGCAACGTTCGTCAACACGGTTGGTATGGTGTGGGGAATCCCCTACACCAATGAGGTCACTGCAACGATCACCGCGCTCGGCGTCCTGATCGGTGCCGGTCTCAAGGTCAGCTCCAACAACTACACGCCCCCGATCGACGGGGATCTTGTTGTGACTAAGCACGACGAGGTCTACGCCGACTTCCCGTCTGAGCCTTCGCGATTCACCGATGGCGACACGATCACTATGAGGGTCACCAAGCCTACTGAGTCGTAAGAAAAACGTGGGTCATAGTGAGAAGTACTCACTAGAAAGGAGCAATTATGCCCAACGTCGATCGCCTCTACGAACACGAGGACCTCGAAAACGAGGTTCTTAACTGGCTCGGCGGGGAAAACCCCTCCACGAATGAATACACTACCGCTGTCAACAACCTCGAAAAGTTACATCGGCTCGCTAAGGACGCTGACCTTAAGCAGAAGCTGATCCCCTCTTCCGAGGTGATTGCCAACGGAGCTGTTTATTTGCTGGGGCTCCTCGCCGTGCTCAGTTACGAACAGACTCACGTCCTTGCGTCCAAGGCTTTCGGAATGCTGAAGTTCCGTCGCTAGAACTCACTTCCACAAAGACCTATAACCCTAGAAAAATCTGGGGTTATAGGTTTTTTCGCGCAAAATCTGCAGGGAGTATAATGAGAACTAACCACTTTGAAAGGAACCACCATGTTCACCGACATCTGCTTCATCGTTGCAATCGTCTCCCTAATCCTCGCCCTCTACAGTGCGATTAAGACTCATGGATACAAGACCCGTCTCGATCGGATCCACTACTCCTACCACACCGTTAATCGCTACCTGGTCGAAGGTAAGGGATACCATTACACGATGGAATCGCTGATGGCTACTCTGAACGAATGCCTTCATGACTGACATCTCACCCATAACCCAAACACGGGTTATGGGTTTTATGCGCAAAAATTACAGTGGGTATAATGAGAACCAATACCCTCTGAAAGGAACCACCATGTTCGTCATGACCCTCTTCGCCGTCATCGGTATCGCTTTCTTCGCTGCCTCCAGCGTGCTCTACTTCGCACGCCTCTTCAGCTGAAACGAACCTTCAACCTCGAAGGGTCTAAAGGACATACACCCTTTAGATAACTCTCGACCTATATACCTTACATGGTATATAGGCTTTGACGTGTTATATTTACACGGTATATAATGAGAACCAACCCCTCAAGAAAGGAACCATCATGGCTACCCAGATCTCCCTCCCCGTTGCTGTTGCGGGAGCGATCGCTGTCTCTGCCTTCTCCGTCAACTACGGTAAGAAGATCCAGAAGAAGTTCTACAAGAACCTCTTCAAACTCTCCTTCACCTCCAAGAACGAGATGGCGCGGAAGCTCGCTAACCGCATCATCTTCGAGGACCTCCGGGTCAAGTTTGATCCCATCCCCGAGGACAACTGATCTCTCACACCTATACTCCTACATGGAGTATAGGCTTTGACGCTGTCCGCAAAAATTACCCCTCTTATAATGAGAACCAACCCCTCAAGAAAGGAAAACCCATGTCCAAGTCTACCGAAATCGAAGAGACCCCCGAAAAGGCCCCTCTCCTGAACCGCATCAGCGATTTCGCTGAGAAGACTATTCCGATCGCCAAGGCTTCTGCCCTTGGTTCGGTCGCGCTCTTCCTCGGCGGACTCACTGCCCTGTCGTTCATGTACAAGGGCGATTCGGACTCCGACTCGGATGAGTGACATCATCCTCTGAGAACCCTCTCAACCTATAACCCCTAACACGGGTTATAGGCTTTCACAAAAGGAGCATCATCATGGACTACATTCTCATCGTTCTTCTTCTCATCATGTGTGTGATCTGCCTGTCTATGTCATTCATCATGAAGGGTATGCACGCTGAGCTGGATACTTTCAGGGTTGAGAACACCCTTCTCAGACTCCAGCTCCATTGGCTCAAAGAAACCGACCCGGATACCTTCAACAAGCTCATCGAACGTAAGGAGATCGAGAAGTGATCAAGCGCAAGGTCCACAACATCTACGACCTCGATAAGGACGACCTCACTGTCAACCCCGGAGACATCGTCTCTATCTCGCCGTACCACGCGCACCCTACCGCTCTCAACCCGATTGAGATGCTCGCTCTGGGTATCTTCACCGAGAAGTATATTCAGGGCAGGCAGGTCCGGATGGTCACGAAGTACACCAAGAACTATGAGGACGTCTTCTATCTCGGTTCGTCCGGTGATCTGGTCGTCATCCGACGTGATGACGCGGACGATCCCTCTGCTTCGTTCGCTGTGATCCCCTACAGGGTGGCTAACTCTATTGACGGAGCTTCGTTCGCGAAGAACTTCGTCATCGTCAGCAAGCCCGAGGGTGCACCTATGTATATCCCCGCCAACTCCGTCAACGTTGGCGCAAATCCTCGATTCATCCCGATTCGAGCAGAATCCCTCATCGAAGATAACCTCCGTTTCGCTCTCAACAACCTCTGAAAGGAATCACTACAATGGAAACCTTCGGCACCATCATCATGCTCATCATCATCCTCGCCTTCTTCGCCTTCATGACGGTCATCAACGCGATCACCAAGATCCTCGGCGGCGGTACTGGCAAGATCGCTGCTACCGGCTTTATCGGCTTCCTCCTTCTCAAGACCTTCGGCCCGAAGCTTGAGAAGTACATCGAGGAATACCGCAACCGCAACAACCAGAACAAGTGACACACAACTTTTGAAAGGAAGCATAACCATGAACCTCAAGACTCTCGCCAAGGGCATCCTCAACTGGTGCAAGGCAAACCCCCAGATCTTCATCACCGGCCTCGGCATCGCCAGCTCTGTGGTCACTGCCGTCACTTCGGCTAAGTGCCACGCTAAGGCCATCGAGGCTGACGCCGGAAAGTCCGACAACCTTCTCGATTTCGCTAAGCGGAACTGGAAGTGCTACGTCCCGGCGGCTATCAGCCTTAGCACGACCATTTTCTCGATCGTCGCGCTCCACGGAGCCACCAACAAGAAGTACCAGGCTCTCGCTGCGGCATATTCTGTCTCCCAGCTCGATCTGGCCGAGCTTCGCTCCAAGTTCGTGGAACAGGTGAAGGTGATCCAGTCGGGTGAGAACAAGGAAACGGTCGCGAAGACGCTCCCCGACACGACCATGGTCATTTTCGGGGATGAGCAGATGCTTTGCAAGGATGCGATCACGGGGCGTACCTTCCGCTCCACCCCTGAGCTCCTCCGCAAGTACTGCAACAACATTTCTGAGGATCTCCTCAGCTACGGGGCGTGCCCTCTGAACGATTTCTACTCTCAGATTAACCTGAGCCAGGTCGGCATCGGCGATGAGCTCGGGTGGGAAGGAGGAAAGGCCATCGAGCCGCAGTTTAGGCCTGTTATTCTGGAGAGCGGATCGCCGGCCATTGAGGTCGCGATTACCCCCGCTCCTCAGCCTAACTGGTTCAAGATCGGTTGAAGGGGTGATGGCTCAGTGGGCACTGTGACCTTCACAGACGAGCCTATAGAGTACACAGAACCTCCGAAAGAGTGGCCGAACACAAAAAACGAGTCCTATAATGAGAACCAACCCCTCAAGAAAGGACCACACTATGTTTGCTTTCGGCCTCATGCTTGGTTTCTTCGGCATGTGCTCTGCCCTGGATCCCAACCGTCTTCGCAAGAAGCAACACATGAAAGCCAAGAACCGAGACTAGATCTCAAACCTATACTCCTACATGGAGTATAGGCCTTGACGCGTTATATTTACACGGTATATAATGAGAACCAACCCCTATGAAAGGACTCATTATGTTCTACCGTATCGCCCTCCCCGCTCTCTGCGCAGTCGCCTTTGGCTGCTTCGCTTACATCGCTAATGAGCGTCGCAAGAAGGCCGAAGCGGAGCGCCAGATGAAACTCGAATTGGAGCGACTTAACAAGTTCGCTGACAATTACGATGAGAATCTGGACCCGCTCACGACCCTCTTCGACGAGCTTAGCGTTTGGAGCGAAGACATCAAGACTCGCAATGGGAAGCTCTCTCCCGGTCTGAACAGCTGACCTACCATATTCTCACCTATAACCCAAACACGGGTTATAGGCTTTCACACACTCCTGAAAGGAACTCAGAACAATGAAGCGAATCCTCGCCTCGATCGGCCTTGGGGCCGCTGTTGTCGGAGGTATGATCTCTCCGGCTATCGCGGAAGACACTCCGCAGATCCATGCCGAAGTTACTAAGGCCACCAGCGCATCGCGGCAGGTCTCGTCCGAGATCAACGTCAGCGGTACCTGGACCGTCGAAAAGCTGGCGGTCGGCCAGTCTTTCACGGTCTCTACCACGCCCACGAATGGGGGCGTTCCCTTTAAGTGGAATGCGTCGTTCCCGTTCCTGTTGGACGACGGGACTAAGGTCGGCGAATGTACCGCTGACCAGGCGAATCTGACCTGCAAGGTCAACGAGGTCCCGCCGGCCTACGCCGATAAGATCGATGTCAAGGGGTCTTGGTGGGCCCGAGCCCGTCTTCAGGAAGGTGCCATTGGCACCGAAGAGGCTCCCATCGTTCTGAATGGCGAAGTGGTCAAGAAGCTCGTGTGGGGCGATACCCAGGGTACGGGTACCTGCACGAACGACTGTGACAATGCGGCTCACTATGAGTATGCCCGCCCGGAGAATCTGAAATTCGGGTGGACAAACGATAATGGCACCGTTGGGTGGGCGATTAAGTGGATCGCCACGCCAGGTGTCGAGTATGTTGTGAAGGACTTCGACACGCCTCTCGGAACGCTGGTAAAATGCGCGAAGAGTGGCGAGTGGGATCCCGCTACGACTGAAATCATCGCGGCCACGCGAGTGGATGCAAATACGATTAAGTTCACGGCGCCCGCGGATTCCAAAGTGTGCATTACGTTCCCTCCGGAACAGATGAAGGTGCCAGAGGGCCAGTCTTCGGTTACTAACCACGCTGAGGTGAATGGCCTCAAGCTGGAGGCTACCACTACTCTCAAGTCCAATGGGGGCACCGATGGTGATGGCTCCAATAAGCCGAAGCCTACGCCAGCCCCCACACCCGAGCCTACTCCTTCGCCGAATCCTACTACCCCTGCACCGACTCCTTCTCCCAAGCCTTCTGAGCCCACCCCGGCTCCTAAGCCTTCCGAGAAGCCCACTCCTGTTCCTACTACCCCTACACCCAAGCCTAGCGTGACTACGCCGGCTCCGAAGCCCACTCCCAATACTACTCCTGCTCCGAAGCCTGAGCCGAAGCCCGCGCCCAAGCAGACTACTCCTCAGGTTACCGCAACCAAGCCTAGCGAGACCCACAAGCTCGCTAAGACTGGAACGTCGGTTATCGCATCCGGCATTCTGGTCGCTCTGCTGGCACTGACCGGCATCCTCATCCTCATCCTCTCTCGAAAGGAGAACAACTGACATGCAGACGATCCTGGTTACGTATGAGAATTTCGACGGTGAGACCGTCGACGAAAACCTCTACTTCCACCTGGGTAAGGGCGAGCTCACTGAGATGGAGCTCAAGAAGTACCCGCTTTCCCTGAAGTTGGCTAAGGTCACTTCGGGGAACGCTACCGGAGCTGATGCGTACGATCTCATGCGTGAGTTCATCGCGGCTGCTTACGGCAAGCGTAGCGAGGACGGTACCCGCTTCATCAAGGACATTCGGGAGACGGAGTCCTTCCTGACCTCCCCGGCGTACGACGCCCTCCTCGATAAGCTGCTGGCGGACGACAAGTTCGCCTACAACTTCCTGGCGGGACTCTTCCCCAAGGACATCATGGAGAAGGCCACCAAGCTTGTCGAGGAGAACCCCGGCAAGTCCCCCGCTGAGCTCCGTGCGATCGCCGAGGCTCAGAATGGCTGACGTGGTTCCTATCGAACCTTCGAAGCCCGGCTCTCTCCCTGGAAACTCTGATAAGTCCAGGGAGGGGGCCACCCCCGAAAAGGGTGAGACGAAGGTTATCGCAAAGGCGAAGCGCAGCAAGACGAGCCCCATCAAGGAGGCTCTGAAGACATTCTTCGTGAATGATCTCCCCGACATCGCTAACCACCTGGTTATTGATGTCGCCATCCCAGCTGCTAAGAATGCCATCACCGACATGGTAACTCAGGGCATCCAGCAGCTTCTTTACGGTGCTGTGGACGTCAATCGTGGGCGTCCTGGCACCTACACATCGTATGGGTCTTCCTCTCGTGCAATGTACAACCGAGGAGCACCCAACGGCGTACGATATTCGGAGCCTTACCGAGCGCAGCGTCAGAATACTCTTCGAGTCGACAATCTTATTTTCGACACGAAGCCTGATGCCGTTGAGGTCATTGAATATTTGGCTGAACAGATCGAGAAGTATGGACAGGTCTCTGTGGCCTCCCTGTACGCCTCGGTTGGTATCCAGCCGAAGTACACCGACGAGCGCTGGGGTTGGACAACCCTCGATGCGTTCGAACTTCGATCCTCCCGTGACGGCTGGATCATCGTTTCGGAGCCCCCCGAACCGATCAAGTGATTTATATTTTTGAAAGGAGCCATCTCTGATGTCTATCACCACTCTCTTCTACACATCCATGGCGCGTGTGTCCAAACATGCCCCCACCATCCTCTCCGTCGGTGCCTCGATTGGCGTGGTCGCTACGTCGGCGCTCGCCTGGCGCGCGGGACGCGCATTCGAGGACGGGCCTGAGTACCGTAACTACGAGCGTGTTCGCAACTGCCAGAAGCATGCAGACGAGATCCCCGACGAGGACGTGCCCAAGATCGAGCGCAAGAACCGAGCCCTCTTCATGCTCGATACTGCTCGTCATATCGCCCCGACTGTGATTGTCGGAGTCTCGACCATCGCGCTGATCTACTTCTCTAACAGCATCTCTCGTAAGCGGATGGCCGCACTGTCTGCTGCATATTTCACCTTGCAGAAGGCATTCGACTCGTACAAGGAGCGGATGGTGGATACCCTGGGTAAGGAGACGGTCGACAAGATCGTTGCTCCGAAGCTGCCTAACGTCGGTATGAGCGCTGAGGAGATCCTGGAGATGGACAATGCGTCTGACGCCAGCGATGTCCTCGACGCCGTGCTCTCGATGGTCGACAATTGCTCGTCGCCGTACGCTCGGATCATCTCTGAGACCTCTTCGTCCGTGTGGGATCCCTCTGAGGATTACACACTGATGAACCTCAACAGCATCCAGGACTGGGCGAATCGCCGACTCCACAAAAAGGGACACCTTTTCTTGAACGAGGTGTTTGACCAGCTGGGTCTCTCCCGCACCAAGGAGGGCGCTCTGGTCGGCTGGCTCGCTAAGGGTGATGGTGACGGTTACGTCTCCTTCGGTGACTTCGAGAGTATGGTCTATCGCGTTCCTGATGCGGAGCGCAAGGCTATCCATTCGAATGTTGTTCTCGATTTTAATATCGATGGCATGGTCTGGGATAAGATCTGACATGAAATATCTCCCCTGGCTAATTAAGCGGGGGTGCCTCACTGAATACCGTGGCCTTGCCTCCGTATGGGATGAGCTCGACTTCGTATGGTATATTCCTGAAGATGGGGATAAGGCCGAGCAGGCCCTCCGTGTCCGGGATGAATACGCATACGAATTCGATTGTGACATCCCGAGGCAGGGCCCGGTTACGTTCCTGGAGCTGTTCGTCTCCCTGACGGACACTCTGACCGCAATGGTGTACCAAGACCGCCCAGACTTCACGAGGTCTATCCTTATGAGCCTGGGCGTCTCGGATGCAACCGACTCGATGCTCTTGGGTGCTGACTCGTATGCTCGTGCCCTCGATAGCGCAGAGACGGTGATGTACCGAACGTATCAGCCAAATGGCGCTGGGGGTCTCTTCACAGTCCCTGGCGCCAATCTGCTTGAGGTTCCCCTCAGAGACCAGATGATCATCTGGGCAAATCACTACGATCCATACCACTAAGGAAGGAGGTTGTATGGATTTCTACAGCATCGAAACTATGCCTATTCGTGGGCAGGCCGGCATGATGGCTGCGTCTCCGGGTTTCATCAATGGATACTCCCGGGACATCATGATTCGTAACGGCGAGTTCGTTGCCTTCTGGGATCCGAGAGATCAGCTGTGGTGTCTCAAGGAGCATAAGATTGTTGATCTTATCGACTCCGACACCATGGCCTATGTCGAAGACGCTGCAAAGCGTAACCTCAACCTCCTGCCTCGTCTCTGTCGTAGGGACGATGACGGCGTGTGGAAGAAGTATCGACTATGGACCAAGAACATGGTCGATACTGATTGCCCGCTTGACCGAAAGCCTATATTTGCAGATACCCCGATCAGACAGGATGATTACGCGTCATTCCGGCTGCCGTATTCCCTGACTGACGGGGTGCCTGTGAATTGGTTCAAGCTTGTCGATACTCTGTATAACCCAGAGGAGCGCGAGAAGATCGAATGGGGAATCGGAGCGATCCTGTCTGGGGATAGCCGTAAGATCGACAAGTTTCTTGTCTTCTACGGCGAACCCGGTTCGGGTAAATCGACGATTCTCAACATCATGCAAATGCTGTTCGGGGATTACTCGACGGTATTCGATTCGGAGACTCTCGCGCAGCGAAGCAACTCGTTTGCACTTGCCGCGTTTGCAAACGACCCGTTGGTCGCGATCGAGCACGATGGAGACCTTAGTAAGATCGAGACCAACACTCGTCTTAACTCCATCATCTCGCATGAAGTCCAATTGGTCAACGAGAAGTTCAAGAAGCCTCGGCCGTTGCGGATCACCACGATGCTTGTCATGGCATCGAACGAGCCTGTCAAGATCACCGATTCCCATTCGGGTATTTTGCGCCGACTGATCGATATTTACCCTTCGAATAGACGTATTCCGATCAGTGAGTATCGAAAGATCATGGCGGGGGTGTCTGAGGAACTCGGAGCTATCGCCAACCACTGTATCTCCGAACAACACACACTGGGCCCTGACTACTACAAGGACTACAGGACACAGGTCATGATGGGTGAGACGAACCCGGTTTACAACTTCGTGCTGGAGATGTATGACGATTTTTCGTCTCGGGAATTCGTCACTCTTGCATCCGCGTATGCAGACTACAAGAGTTATGCCGAAGCAGCTGGCCTAGCTTGGGTCATGCCAAGGCATAGGTTTCGAACTGAACTGAAGCATTACTTCAAAGAGTTCCACGAGCGGTACCGAGTCGATGGAACTCGACCGAATAATGTGTATGTCGGGTTTAGAACCGAATTGTTCGAACAAGGCGAACTTGTCGCTACGCCGGTCGAAGAGAATTCATGGCTCGATCTGAAGCCTATGAAGCGCACCACGTTCGACGATATTTTCGCAAGCCAGCCGGCACAATACGCATCTGAACAGGGCACTCCTCAAAAACCCTGGGATGCAGTCACAACAACACTCAAAGACATCGATCCGTCGAAACAGCACTACGTCAGGCTTCCTGAAGAGTATGTTGTCATCGACTTCGATCTAAAAGGAGCGAACAATGAAAAAGATTTGGGTGCTAACCTTCGGGCTGCTAGCACTTGGCCTCCGACGTTTGCGGAGGTGTCACGAAGTGGTGGAGGACTACACCTCGTCTACAAATACTCTGGTGGTGGTGATCCCACTACCGAGTATGCACCTGGGATCGAGATCAAGCGATTCAAAGGCAAGTCATCCCTCCGACGGAGGTTGTCCCTCGCTAACGACCTGCCCGTCTCAGAATACGTGCAGCAGCTGCCCCAAAAGGCAACTAAAGTGATCAACTGGAAGCACGTACAGGATGAGAACCACCTTCGTGCTCTCATCGCCAAGGCGCTTCGCAAAGAGGTCCATGCTGCAACTGCGCCGAATGTCGACTTCATCAAGCAGATCCTGGACGACGCATATTCGTCTGGGGTCACGTACGATGTGACCGACGCTCGGAACGCTGTTACCTCATTCGCTGCCAAGTCTACTCACCAGGCTGAGCGGTGTCTGAAGGTCGTCCAGACTATGCACTTCGTGTCGGAAGACAAGATGGAGGCGCAGGAGGACGGCGACGGACCGATTGCGTTCTTCGACGTTGAGGTGTTCCCGAACCTCTTCGTTGTCTGTTACAAGTACCCGGGTGGCGAAACTCGCCGGCTTGTTAACCCCTCCGCCGAAGACATTAAGAAGCTCACGCATCTTCGCCTCGTTGGGTTTAACAACCGGAAGTACGACAACCACATCTTGTATGCTGCGATGCTCGGGTATTCCAACGAGGAACTGTTCAACCAGTCTCAGCGAATCATCGAGAATCAGCCGAATGCCACGTTCCGAGAAGCGTACTCTCTATCCTATACGGATATTTACGACTTCTCCACGAAGAAGCAGTCTCTCAAGAAGTGGGAGATCGAGCTTGGGATTCATCACCAAGAGCTCGGCCTCCCATGGGACAAGCCTGTACCTGAGGAGCTCTGGGATACGGTTGCCGAATACTGCATCAACGATGTCGTTGCGACTGAGGTTGTATTCAACCATCTCGCAGACGACTGGGGCGCCCGACAAATTCTTGCAAAGCTGTCAGGACTATCGGTCAATGACACGACGAACCAGCACACCTGCGCGTTGGTCTTCGGGCCGGACCGCAGGCCGGACAAGAGCAAATTCGTCTACACGGATCTCTCCACTATATTTCCCGGTTACACTTTTGACAAGTTCAAGGGATCATCATATCGTGGGGAGGATCCGGGTGAAGGTGGATATGTCTACTCCGAGCCGGGCTACTATGAAAACGTAGCCCTCCTAGACGTTGCGTCGATGCACCCGACGTCCATCGAGGAGCTCAATCTCTTCGGTCCTTACACCAAGGCGTACAGCGAGCTTAAGCAGGCCCGCATCGCCATTAAGCATAAGGACATGGAGTCATTGGGGAAGCTATTCGACGGTAAGCTTCTGTCTATCGCCGAGCAGTATGACCTGGACAACCTGGGCAAGGCTCTTAAGCTGCCGATTAACTCGATGTATGGATTGACGAGCGCAAAGTTCGACAACCCTGCATACGATCCTCGCAACATCGACAACATTGTCGCGAAGCGAGGTGCACTGTTCATGATCGATCTCAAGCATTATGTGCAAGAGGAACTCGGTCTGACAGTGGCGCATATTAAGACGGACTCGATCAAGATTCCGGGGGCCACGCCTGATGATATTCAGAAGGTGATGGAGTTCGGCGCTCGATACGGGTACGCCTTCGAACACGAGGCCACCTACGCCAAGATGGTGCTCGTGAACAAGGCAGTCTACATCGCCAAATATTCCTTCCCTCACGAGGGGGAATGGACGGCCACTGGAAAACAATTCCAGGAGCCATACGTATTCAAGAAGCTCTTCACCAACGAGCCAATTGAATTCGAGGACTATGTCCAGACCAAGCAGGTGCAGACGGCAATGTACCTGCGATTCCCCAATGAGGATCCTCACTTTGTCGGTAGGGTAGGTGCGTTCGTGCCGATTAAGCCGGACAGGGGTGGGGGTGAACTCCTTCGGGAAAACAAGGACGGCGAGATCAAAGACGCCGTTGTGGGGACAAAGGGATATCTCTGGAAGGAAGCAGAGGTAGTCAAGTACCTACACCTGGAGCAAGACGTAGACACGTCTTACTCAGAGTCTCTCGCCGATGAGGCGCGAGCAGCCATCGAACAATTCATCAACTTCGACTCATTCGTCGCATAGAAAGGAAATCACCATGGCATCGGACATCGCAATCGAAGACGCAAAGTTGTTCTTCACGAATTTTGCCGGAGCCCCTACGCGTTTCAACAAGGAGGGTCGCCGAGAGTTCTCCGTCGCGATCCCTCTGGATCTCGTGGGGGATCTCGAAACGGACGGTTGGAACGTCAAGTACGGTAAGGACAAGGACCGCAATCCGGATCCCGAGCGTCCGTACCTGACTGTCAAGATCCGCTTCGGTATTCGTCCGCCGGCCGTCTGGATGATCACTGGCGGTAAGAAGGTCCTCCTGTCTGAGGAGACTGTCGGCTCGCTGGACTCGGTCACCATCAAGACTGCTGATGTTGTCATCAGCCCTCACGTCTACGACTTCAACGGCAACAAGGGTATCAGCGCGTACCTTAAGGAGCTGTACGTTGTCGTCGACGACGAGACGTCTACCTTCGCGTCGAAGTACGCGGATCTGGACGTCTGATATTCCTGGCTGGGGGTAGGTTTGTGTGTGGCCTGCCCCCAGTCGTCAGGAAGGGGCTTATACGATGCTTGATGACGCTGATAACTGGGCACGAGTCCCAAACTTCCCCAGATACGAGGTAAACCGCCTGGGGGATATTCGGAAAGTCGACACTGGTGTTAATCTCCGACCGTTCACTCGACGCGGTCAGACACTGTATGTTAGGCTTTACAAATCTTCCGGGGTGGCGTCCGAAAGGACACTCGCCTCGGTTGTGTGGGCTGCCTTCTACAAGAGGTGGCCCCATGATTCCTTCGTCTGCCATGTGGATGGCGACGTAAGGAACAACGCTCTCGATAACCTATTCTTGGGTTCGAGGGCGGACATCAACAGAACTAGGCGGCGTCTGGATGACACCATCTGGAACCGCCTACAGAAGGAAGGAGAGCTGAGTTACTATGAGTAACTGGTTCGAAACGATCGTCCCTGACGATCGAACTTGGTCGAGTATTAGCCCGACCAATGAGAAGATCTCGTCGAAGGACGCTCTGGATATCGTTGGGTATCTGAACAGCGTCCTGTCCGACCCCATGAACCCGAAGTTCGACAACGATAACTTCACGGCGATTGTGAATATCAAGAACGGCTTCATCCCGATCAATGGGGATTACACCGGCTTCTCGATCGAGATCCAGGGCGAGATTGGTGGCGAGCAGGTCAACAAGACCGTTCTCCACACTGACGATCCGTCTGCTGAGGTCTGGATGTGGTCTGTGAAGTCTATCACATTCATCAAGGATGGGAGCAGGGGTGAGAATAGTAACGTTACTATTGACGCGGGTGACGACTACGTCATGCGCATCAAGGTCGAGGGTAGCGCTGACGAGCCCGGTATGGAGCCTTACGATAAGCGTGGCCCGTACTGGGCCGAACACGCCGAGTTCAATCCGAAGATCACGCCAGCTGCCCTGGCGTCTATCAAGGCAGCACTCAACCGCAAGCAAGGAAGGGGAGCCCTCTGATGGCTAAGATCCCCGCAGAAACTAAGACAGCGATCCTGAACGGCGGTAACTTCTTCAAGTTCACGAAGCATGAAGAAGCCATGCGTGAACTGAACCACGGCATCGTCGGTCTCGTGAAGAAGGCGGTCGCTAATCAGATCGCTGATGACCAGCCGTATACCTTCCAGATTAATTTCCGGAATGGCATGATCGTTGGCCAGACCTTCGATCCACGCTTCTCAATCCAGCGACTTGAGAGTCGTGCACCTACGACAGAGTTTACTCTGTCTAACACGGACCCCGCGAAGTACTACGAGCTCAAGAAGCTCGTTGTGGATTACCTGCCCTCCATCACCAACGGCGACTCCTGGGTCGCTCGTATCAAGATGGTGAATGGCGAGATCGTTGACGCGTTAATCAACTCGGATTTCGACGATCCTGAGGAGCGCAAGCTCATGCGAGACGCCCTTCTCCGAGGGTTTAAGCCTCCTGAGATGGCGTGAGCCCCCACTCATATTTGAACTACACTAGACGAAAGGTATCCCCTATGTTTAACGCTAATCGCGTCCTCGGATTTGAAAACGTCAAGACTGAGTTCACTGTCCCGCCTCACGAGAAGACTCCTCCGGATTTCAGGCCGGCTGTCCTGAAAGGGAAGCGGCTCGTCCTCGGGGAGGTCACGGTCATCCCTGTGGATAAGTATACGAAGGTCATCAAGTGGGTCGAGGTCTTCTCGTCCGAGGGCAAGTGCATCTTCAACGGCACGAACCCACTCTCGTGGCAGTGGATCGCAAAGGTCCATTACTCCCTCTTCGGTCACCCCGTCGAGATCGAGATTAACCCCTTCATTCCGAAGGAGCCGGCGAAGATCCTCCTCAAGCTCTTGGGAAAGGAGTTCTTCTAGTTGGTAGCGAAGTTATATTCGCACCAGGAAGAGGCCTTGGGGCTCCTACGTAGTGGCAAGGTCCTAGTCGGCGGTGTCGGCTCGGGCAAGTCACGCGTGGGAGCCTCTTGGGCTCTCTCGCAGGCGGATGAAAGTAAAATCATCGTGATCACCACTGCGCGTAAGCGGGACTCTCTCGAATGGGAGGGTGAGTTCGCTGCGCTCGGTGCCGATTTTGAAGAGGTGACAATTGAGAGTTGGAATAATATTTCTCGCTTTGATAGTAATAGCGGGCTGGTATATATATTTGATGAGCAGCGAATCGTCGGAAACGGGGCCTGGGTACAGTCGTTCCTCAAGATCGCGAAGAACAACAGTTGGATCTTACTCAGCGCAACGCCGGGGGACACCTGGCTCGACTACGTACCCCTCTTCATTGCCAACGGATACTACAAAAACAGAACCGAGTTCGCCGAACGACATGTAGTTTGGGACAGGTTCGCAAAGTATCCAAAGGTGAAGAAGTATCTCGATACGGGTCTGCTTGAGGCTCGTCGTAGAAAGATACTGGTCCCGATGCCGGCAGAACGCCATACCAGGCGTAACCGGTCTTATATTCCAATGGATTACGATAAGGAGACGTATGATCTAATCTCTAAGAAGCGTGTAGATCCGTGGAACAGGAAGCCCTATAAGAATGCTGCCGGCGTTTGTTACGGGCTGCGCCGATGCGTCAATTCGAATCGGTCTCGCGTAGATCATATTCGTCTTGTGGCGCGCCGGCGTAAGAAGCTGATCGTGTTCTACAATTTTGACTACGAGCGAGACATCCTGCTTGAGTTGCAGGATGAATTCAACATAGCCGAATGGAACGGACACAATCATCAACCCATACCAACGACTGACTCATGGGTATATTTGGTACAGTATACCGCGGGCGCCGAGGGGTGGAACTGTGTCGAGACAGACACGATTGTGTTCTACTCCCTCAATTACTCGTGGAAGATCCTAGAGCAGGCGGAGGGTCGCATTGACCGAATCAATACGCCGTTCACGGATCTCCACTACTTCTATTTCATCTCAGAGTCTGGAATAGACTCTGCCATCCAGAAGGCCGTCCAAGAGAAGGGCGTCTTCAATGAGCGTATTTTCGCTCACAACCTGTAAAGGAGCATAACATGTCCATGAAGCCCGGTTGCGTGGTTTTCGATCCCTCGAAGAACCACTGGTGCGTTCTCGTTGAGACTCGCATGTCTGACGGTACGGTTCGTCGATTCATGTCGTTCCATGATACCTATGAGGATGCTCATGGTATCGAGGAGGCTCATAAGGAGGCACACGCCGACGAGCCTAACACCACAGTCTCCCTGTTCGAATACAATTACATCGCGAACGAGATCGAACTGGCAACCGTATTGATGATGCGGACTGTCGAGGATATTCTCTCAAGGGCTGAGATCAGCGACATTGATGAGGGGGCGGACGATGAAGACTGACAACGGCTACGAGCTGTCGGACTTCTCTGTCGATATTTTCGAGTCGGGGGATTCTATCCATATCAAGATGGACTGCTTCGCAGACAATAACAAAGATGCCCCTTTCCATGTTTACAACCAGCAGATCATTGACGCTGGGTACTATTCGAGCCGGGGACTGTTCTACGCAGTACTCTCGGCTTCACTTGGTCGGATGATCAATGATCTTTTGAATACGGAAGTCCGGCCTCCGGCGAAGTGCGAATGCCAGAGTCGGGAATGGTTCCGGGAGCACCCGGACGATCACCAGGAGTACTGGCGCACCAAGGGCGGCCGGGTCTATCCGAAGGACCACACCAACAACTGCCCCAAGAACCCTATTAACCTGCGGAGGAACTGATGAACAACGAGACCTATATTTTCGGTGAAGACATGGACTACGAGTGGATGGTCCACATCACCACGGTCGATAGCGAAACCAAGAAGCGCTACGACTACTATGCGTTCTTCGAAGATCGTGCCCGAGCTGATACCTATGTCAAGGGTATCGTGATGCTGATGCATGAGAAGAATGTCGTTATTCGCATGACGAAGGTGGAGTGTGTTGAGAACATCGACGCGCTCCGGATCTACTGAGAAGGGAGATATTTGATGTTTACTGTTCAGGTCGAATACGGAATGGGCGCGTACGCTCATGTCGAATCTTGCGAGGGGTTCGAAACCATGGATGAAGCATATTCGTTCGCGTCCCAGATCTTGAACGAGGTTTCGGCCGTCATTCGGGATGGGGTGATCGCTGATAATGCGGTCATCCGTGTCTGGAAGGACAATGCCGGCGGGCAGCTTATCAACTCTTGCGTGAAGGGGTGCTCCTGATTCGCCGATGAGACCATGACCTCGCATTGTGATAGCTACGATGTTCGCATCGGCGCTATCAAGATTGCGGAGAAGGGTGAGTGATATTTGTGGGGTGGTGGACCAGTTTTTTTTGGTCCGCTGCCCTGCAAATACTACTTGGATTATCTTTTTTTGCCCAAAAACTGGGGGTGGACCAATTTGGACCAGTTTTGGACCAGTTTTGGACCAGTTGCAGTGGGTGATGTTTTCCGCGGAATATCAACGAAAAGTCCCTGTTGGACCAATGGACCAGTTTTTTTTTATTAAATTAAATTGAAATTAAATATATATATAATACAAGGACCAAAAAATTGGTCCATTGGTCCACGCCCTTAAAAACGTGGTTCGAGTGGGCGTTTGAGGCATCTCGAAGACTCCGAATTCTTAGTGGGTGATGAGCCCGGGCAAAAACTTTTCATATAATGGATAGAACGGGCCCCATTACGTGGTCCATCCTCTATCGCCCCCAGGGGGCTTTACCATTTCTTTACCTTCGCGAAAGGAGCAAGCATGGCGAAGGAGAGCAAGTTCCAGAGGGATCTCATTAAGAAGATCCAACGGTACGTACCCGGCTCTATCGTTCTTAAAAATGATCCAAACTACCTTCAAGGTATTCCGGATCTCATCGTGCTTCATGGAGACATGTGGGCGATGCTCGAAGTCAAGGCATCCAGGTACGCCAAGGTTCAACCGAACCAGGAGTATTACGTTAATACTCTTACCCGGATGGGATTCGCGCGTTTCATCTATCCTGAGAACGAGACCGATATTCTGCGCGAGCTTGTTAACTACTTTGGGTTTGATGATGCTTCGGTTCATTAATCACCCCAACCTCGAAGGTAAGCACGCATTCCTCGGGGCCAGTAAGAGCTCGTGGCTCCGATACGACGATGATAAGGTCGTGCAGACATACCGAAATGCCCGGGCGGCTGCGATCGGAACAAAACTTCACGAGATCGCGGCGGAGCATATTCGTATGGGTCTGCCATTCGGGGAGACCACTGAGACGGTTGGGATGTTCGTCAATGATGCGATCCGGTATAACATGTCGCCGGAGCAGGTGCTGTATTACAGCCCCTATGCTTTTGGCACGGCGGACGCGATCGTGTTTGACGAAGAGCACGAACTCCTTCGAGTCCACGACCTCAAAACTGGGCGTGGTCCGGTGAAGTTCGATCAGCTGGATATTTACGCAGCGCTATTCTGCCTTGAGTACAACATCCAACCCACCATCCAAATGCAACTCCGAATCTACCAGAATTCTGACGTCCGCACACACGTCCCCGATGCTGATGATATTCGGGACATCATGAAGCGGATCGTCCACTTCTCCGATATTCTGAACTTGGAGGATCAATGTTGACTCTGAATACCCCCACCACGTTCGAAGAGCCGGGGGATACACTTGAGCACTACGGCATCCTGAGAAAGTCCGGTCGTTATCCTTGGGGATCGGGCAAAGACCCGTACCAGCGCTCCCGGGATTTCCAGGGCCTCATTAAGGGGCTGGAATCCAAGGGTATGACTGAGGCTGAGATTGCCCGGGGTCTTGGTATGACGACGACCGAACTCCGTGCGACGAAGTCTATCGCAAAGCGTGAACGCCAGGCGGTGGAGATCGCAATGGTCCGGAAGCTGGATGCGAAGGGAATGTCCCAGGCTGCTGTGGCTGAGCGTCTCGGTATTTCTGCAAGCACCGTCCGCAACTACCTCAAGGAAGATGCAGGCCGTACGGCTTCGAAGATCCAGGACACGGCCGATATTCTCAAGCGGGAGGTAGACAAGCACAAGTATATTGATATTGGTTTGGGCACCGAGGTGACGCTTGGTACCACAGCCACATCGTTGAAGCTTGCGGCCTCTACTCTCGAAGCCCAGGGATACAAGGTCGAAGACGTCAAAATTCGACAGCTCGGCACCGATAATTACACAAGCACCCGTGTTCTTGTGGCCCCGGGTACCGAACGACGCGAGGTGATGACGAATCTTGACAAGATCCACGTCGTTGGCGTCCGAACAGACCCCTCCGGTACTAAACTGGCCCTCAAGCCGCCGGCTCCGCTCGATTCGAAGCGGGTCACCATCCGATATGCGGAGGATGGGGGCACCAACATGGATGGGGTCATCGAAATTCGGCGAGGACTCAGGGACCTCAACCTCGGTAAGTCGAACTACGCCCAGGTACGTATTAGTGTGGATGGGACCCATTACTTAAAGGGTATGGCTGTATATTCTGACGACCTTCCTGCCGGGAAGGATATTCGGTTTAACACAAACAAGTCTAAGAAGGTCCCCATGATTTCTGACGGGGATTCTGTCTTGAAGCCGATGAAGTCGGACCCGGATAATCCGTTTGGTGCGACCATTCGGAGACAGATGGAGTATATTGACAAGGACGGCAAGAAGAAGCTGTCCCCCGTCAATCTCGTGAACGAGGAGGGCTCTTGGGGCGACTGGTCTAAGACATTGTCGGCCCAGTTCCTTTCGAAGCAGAACCTCTCCTTCGCGAAGCAGCAGCTGGATATTGCGACCGAGCAAAAACAGAAGCAGTTCGCGGATATTATGTCTTTGACGAACCCCGTCCTCCGCAAGAAGGCCCTCCAGGAGTTCTCGGATTCCTGTGACGCGGACGCAGTCAGCCTTAAAGCTGCTGCTGTTCCCGGTCAGGCCTTCCAGGTTATTTTGCCTGTGCCGAAGCTGAAGTCCACAGAAGTGTACGCCCCGAACTTCAAGAACGGGTCGACTGTCGCTCTCGTGCGATATCCTCATGGTGGCACGTTCGAGATCCCGATATTGACCGTGAATAACGGCCACAAGGACGCTCGGAAGACTGTCGGCGAAATGGCTGCAGACGCCATCGGTATTCACCCCAAGGTCGCTCAACGACTGTCGGGTGCGGATTTCGATGGTGACACTGTCATGGTTATTCCGGTCACTTCGAAGAGTCGTATTCGCTCGACATCCCCACTCAAGGGTCTCGAAGGCTTCGACCCATCCGCCGCATATCCTGGATATCCTGGGATGAAGGTCATGGCCGAGGTCACGAAACAGCGCGAGATGGGCAAGGTGTCAAATCTTATTACGGATATGACAATCAAGGGCGCTACTGAAGCGGAGCTTGCCCGCGCCGTCCGCCACTCGATGGTGGTTATCGACGCGGTTAAGCACAAGCTGGACTACCGGACCTCTGAGATCGACAATGATATTCAGGGTCTCAAGAAGAAATACCAGGGTGACGACAGCGTCGCGACTCTTATTTCTCGTTCGAATGCGGACGTCCGTATTCCCAAACGGAAGCCTCGTTCCGCCGCAAGAGGTGGGTCAATCGATCCTGTCACGGGTCGAAAGATATTTGAAGAGACCGGTGAGACATATTCCATCACCAAGGAGTTCAAGACCAAGGCGCCTCGCGTTGATATTATCACGCGTACCCAAAAGGTCGCCCGCATGGAATTGGTTGATGACGCCAGGAAGCTTTCATCCGGTACGCCGATGGAAGAACTGTACGCCTCATATTCTAATAACATGAAGGCCCTTGCAAATAAGGCTCGCCGGGAGATTCTTGATACCCCCACTCTGAAACGAGACCCCAGTATAGCTAAGGAGTACGCTTCCGAAGTGGCATCGCTCAAAGAGAAGGTCCGTACGGCCCTCACTAATGCACCCCGGGAACGCCAAGCCCAACTGATTGCCGGGGGTGTCGTGCGGCTGAAGGTCGAGGAGAATCCTGACATGAAGAAGAAAGAGCGGACCCGCATCGAAGCACAGGCCCTCAAGGCCGCACGTGCTCGAACGAATGCTTCCCGCAAGGAGGTACAGTTCGACATCACTGACCGTGAATGGAAAGCTATCATGGATGGTGCTGTGAGTAACGCCATGATGGAGTCTATTGCTCGCTATGCGGATCCTGCTAGGTTGAACGAGCTCTCCATGCCAAGAGAAAAGCCTGTGCTTTCTACTGGTGTGATTGCTCGTGCTCGTGCGATGGCAAGAAACGGTGCGACCACGTCTGAGATTGCTGAGATGCTTGGTATCTCAACGTCGTCTGTGCTTGAAGCTGTGAAAGGTCAGTGAGTCATGGCAACTCGTTACTTGACTACAGTGGACAATCCGTATGATCCAAAGACTGAGTTCGACATGTGGTTCGCATTCGATGTGAACAATGGTTACAATTCATGCGCCCTCCTGGACAGAGTCTGTAAGACTAGCTCTCAACTAAGTGATGCTCTGATTGCAGATGATGTGAACGAAGCAATCGATTGGATCATTCTTCACGATCTAACTGGTCGTCGAACGTTCGTCGAACGATGAACGAAGAATTGGAATGCAAAGCCGGCATGGTGCTGGTGCCCATCCTTTAACCCCCGGGGGGACGGTCGCGCATTGACCACCCCCGGCCCAAAT